GCAATACAGAATAGAAAGTAAAGGACAGTCAGGGACCGCCTCCCTGGGTGCAGCTTCAAGATGAAGGCAGGGCAGGTGGGTGAAAGTACCAGGAGAGAGCCTGGTTTTAGGGAAAGCATGAGTCTATTCTACACAGAGCGATACAGAGCGAGAGTGTATCTGGTGTCTCACGCTGCCAAGAGATTCAACCAGCGGGTCTGAAGATAAGAGTAAGGAAGAAAGGTTGGAGGAAAACCAGTAGTCTTCATCACCTGATCTCTGACGCGAGTGCACCAGCGATCGTGGGTCTTCGGACCGGAATGGAAAGCAAGGTAACAGAGAGAAGTGACAAGGTCTTGGAAATCTCCATCTCTCAGCCACATAACTGATTGTTCGTAAGTGTCTGGATCCATGACCGGATGGATGTAGAACGGTCGGATGTCATCAGGCACGAACCAACGTTTCAGAAACGTGACGTCATAGATGGTGGAGTTCTCCGGGAAAGTGTCTGTTTTGTTTGCTGGAGTCACAACAAGCGGAGTATGCTTGTCATAAAACTCCTTGATGAATGACGGATGGATGGGTGGGTCACACCCATAGATCACGTCATCACCATAGGCCAAAATTCTGAAGGATTCAGGAGAAAAGTCAGGGTGTTGGATAAGAGCAGAGAGAACACAAATGTTGTTGATGATGGTGTTGACGATGGAAGTGCCAACACATCCAGACGGGTTTCCGCCAATCATCTCATACGTCTCGTTGCCAAAGACATGGCGCGAGTGCCGTATGGTCTCGATGTAGCGGGTCACCCGTTCGTCTCCGATGAGACGTTCGAGATGTTTCTCAACGATGCGAAAAGCACAGGAGGGGAGAGTAGCATCAAAACACTTGTAGTCCAGATCAAAGACTTGAGGGTAGTGACAGAATTTGAAGAAAAATTTGGTCCAGTGTAGGTCAGGATTGCAACCAACAGCGCTACCATGCTTACCGGGGTTTGCCTGCATGTACTCGATGAGTCCACCAAGCAGCATCCGGCCAGCAATGATAGCGTGAATGGGAGCAGCTTCAACTACACGGGTGAGGCCTAATGTGACTTTAGAAGTGGGTCTAAGTTCATCTTTAAGGAAGGTAGAGTAAAAGTAGTAAGGGTCTTCAAGAGTTTTATTGATTTCAACTTCCAACTCAGGAAGTGGCAACCAAATCCCGTTCTGTTGGACAAAGAGTGAACGGCGCGAGCGTCCCATGGTGTTCCACGGGTAGCCAGCAGCCTGGTTCATGTCAATGCCTTCGAGATTGGGTGTTCCATTGATTGCCTCTTCCATTGTCAGAGTGTGAATCATAGTAGGAAATTTAGAGAAGTAGAGATCGGCGGCCGCCTCGAGTCCGGGCCAGGGTTCGTCCATACCTCCCTTGTTGTGTTTAAGGAAGAGCTGGTCGTCCAGGCGAATCCCTTCTTCGAGACGATCGTCTTTCTGAGTGAGAACAGCTGGTTGTTTCTTGACAGGAAAGGCACCAAAAGCAGGGGAGCGACCGAGTTTAGATTTGCGGTTGACGTTCACTCCAGGGACGATGTTGGGTCCAGGAATGATGATGGACTGTTGGTCAATCGCAAACTGCTCGATCTCAAGAAGATAGGTAGAGATAGGTATAGAGAAGCCAGAGCAACCAGTAACCCCAGCGACGTGGAGTCCCAACAACTTAACACCAGCAGGATCATCCGTGATGAGAGGCGCACCACAGAGACCCTGGAAGGTGGGGGCTTTGTAGCCATAAGCTGTAGGTTCTTCCACGACACCGGGAAGGTCAAGAGTGACCATGCGATTCTTGGAGAACCGCAGGTAGACAGGAGGACCAGAAAGAGTGGAAATAAGATGTCCAGTGGGATAGGGATGGTAGCCAATAAAGCGACGGAGGTCACGATGTTGGCGAATGGTGGGGAAGTGGATGATAGTCAACTCTTTTCCCAGGCGGCGGTGTTGGAGTGTCGCCCAGTCAAAGGTGTCCGGACCGATGGAGATTCGGTCCGTATCATCCGGAATAATGTGGGTGGGGGCAAGGAAGAATCTAGAGAAGAGAAAGAAGCCACAGCTAGCGTTGCGGCCTTGGGTGGGGGAATTAGTAGAAATGGGGTAAACGTTGTCCGCAATCTTAGGGAGGGCGGGAGAAAGAGATTGTCGGACAACAGATCTAGATTGAGAGGGAGGGGGAGGGGGAGGATGTGATGGTCTCATTTTCTCCTGGCGTTTAAGCCTAGGGAGGCCAGAGTACGCGCCTTGGGTTTTGTCAGGCGCATCCCCTTTAGCCTTCCAAAGCGTTCGCGCCACGGCAATGATGGTAAGAACGAAACCAATCACAGTAAGGAAAGTAGTACAGGCAAAGATAGGTTTTCGGTAGTTCCAGAGCTGGTTAACCACCGAGAGAGGAGCGTTCTGCGCAACAGCACGCTCAAAGGAAAGAGTAGTAGAAACAGGTCTAGAATCAGCAAGCATTTCAAGAGCATCCTGATAGGAGAGTTCAGTAGGCTCCGCTTCAATGGCCAGGCCCTGCCGCTTGACCAGACTGACAAGGAGGTCAGAGACCCCCGTTGACCGGTCCAGCCGTGCAACAATGGCATCAACCAGTGAATCGAAGTCAGTGAAAGAAGGTTGCCAAAGAGAGTCGACAGCAACAGTAAGCTTGAAAGACTTGAAGAGAGAAAGTTCAGTTTGAGAAGTGAGGTATTTAGAAGGTTGATTGAGAGGTTTAAGGGCCTCCACAGGATCGAAGGGTTTGCCGTCGAGGCGGTCCACGTTAATCCGAAGGTGCATGCGCCTGCGCAGTGCACCAATGGAACGCGCGGCCCGCTCGTTGGGTCCGGCAAAGTTGGAAGTGACCACAACTACCTGGGAGGTGTAGTGTGTGCCTTTGGCCTCGAGATTAGCCATTGGCACGATGAAAGGAGCAGAAGAGATAAGATTGGGAAAGTTTGCCCAGTCACGACCCTCGGGGTCCTGGCCAAGATCGTCGATGAAGTGGACGACTTGACCAGTGTAACCGTCAAAGTATTCGCAACTGGCAGAGGAGGGAGAGTAGACGTCATCTGGGTTACCAGACAACTTCTGAGCAAGAACTCTAGCAAGGAGAGAAGCAAGAAGAGATTTGCCAGTTCCTGGTGGACCATAGAGGTAGATCACAACAGGTTCTGGACGAGGACCAGATTGGGCCATGCGGGCAGAGTTGAGAGCAAGTTGGTAATTCCGCAAGGCCTGAGAGAGGAAAGAGGAATGAGGAGCAGACTTAGCGTCGGCGGCCACCTTGGTGAGCTCGCGACAACGCGTGATGGCGTCCGTGATCGCGGACACCGGAGTACGCTCAGAGGAGAGTGCGGCAATTGATTCTGAGTAGTGTCTGAGAATCTCATCATGTGCGTCAGCAAGGACTGTTTGTGGATCAGTCTTCGCCTTGCCACGAATCCATGTCAGCACACGCTCAGCCCAACGCCAGCACGTGTCCATGAGCCACTCGGTGTTCTTGACCGCGTTGACGGCATCATTGTAGTCGCGTACACCTTGGTGTCCAACCGTTGCTGCGTGAGCTTCCTCTGGGGTAACAGAGAGACCAAGCTTGGTGGCAATCCAGTAGTAAAGAGAACCAAGGACTGAACTGCAAGAATGGAAGTATTCAGAGGCTTGAGGAGCAAGATCAGCACAGATGATGACCAATAGACCAGCTATGGACATCGGAGTGGGGGATCCAAAGAGGATGAGGAGGTAACCAAAAACTTTGGCCACCCAAGTGAGGAAAGTAGAGATACCATCACTCAGCATTTTGGAGGCACCCTGAGTGAAAGTTTTAGAAAAAGAAGAAAGCATATCTGTGAAGCCGTTCAAACTGGAAGAAACCTGTGTTGCTGCCACTCTGATGTCAGATGCAGCCATTGAGATGTTGAGAGTAGACCTGGCAAGGTCAGCCTCACGTACCGCTGAAGCGGTGGTCTCAATTGAGTCAGCAACACGGTTCGCAGCCTGGACAACCTCTGGAGGAGCTTCAAGAGAGAGGAGACCCTGTCGAGTCACGCGTCCTTTCGACGCTTGCACGGCAGCGCAACCAGACAGGAGGGCGAGAGCGCCCAAGCCAAGAAGGAGAGAAAAACCAGTGTTGGGAAGTTCAACACCAGTGATGTTGGAAACAAAGTGGGTGCAGTTATTAGTAGCAGAGTAGTCCCAACGGGTGCCCAACATTGCAACGGCAACCATCCAGTGACATGGTTCTACTTCTTGGTAGACCACGCCCTGGGGGTCTTCGTATGCAACGTATGCGTTGAGACCAAGACGGGAGAGGGAAATTTGTTCCGTGCGGTCGGAATGTACCGCACGTAATGCCCAATGTGTGTACGTCATACGCTGGACCTTGACAATGTAAACCCGCACGTCTGGACAGAGTGTGGGGGCTGGTACATCGGTGGTCAGGCATTGACGTTTGATGGGGGAGCGGCCCTTAGGGCGGACCACAGCAGCAGCAGGAGTGGGTGACGTCCCGAGGGGAGGCGGGGCGCGGGGAACATAACCACAGAAATTGCCGAAGGCAATCTGAGCGGTCATGGTAATGTAGGTGGAGGCGGGAGCATCACCCTGGAAAGCGGCTCTGATGTACAAGGTTCCAAACGTGGTGTTGACCACGTCATGGCCACCTGCAAAATCAGAGAAACCGAAGAAAGAAAGAGGAATAGCAGAAAGTGGAGAAGCATAGGGGATGGAAATTGGAATGGTAGCTTCAGAAGTAGGAGGAACAGAAGTTTGAATTGAGCAGTAGCAGCCCATAGATGAGCCTGGAGTTTCATTAGATTGAGGAGAGGAACCAGGTGGGGCAAAGTAGATAGTGATGCATGCGGCGTAAGGAGCGGGGTTGGAAAAGGTGAGCGCCACACGCGGGTCAGCAGTAAAGTAAGTGAAACAAGAAAGGAGGAGTGGAAGAGTGTCGCCAGGACCGGCATTGGCCACCCAGTCAACGGGATTGAGAGGGAAGATATAGCCAGCCTCAGCGGTGAAGCCTACAGAGTAGTCCTCACCATTCACGAAGATGGGTCGGTAAATGGAGAAGAAACGCTGCAGGTTGGTGTCAGGAGGGGTGGGATTATCAGTGTAAGAAAAGGTAGTACGGGGTTCAGGTTCAGTGGTAGCTGATCCAGACTCGATGTTAGATACTGGTGGAGGTGCGCTGTCATCGTCAGCAGCCTGAATTTGAAATCCAGGTGCCTGGATACCACGCAGAGTGAAAGATTCACCAGCAGAAACAAAAGCCTGGATCACGGCAGAAGGGGGAGCGGATGATGGCCCAGTGAGCGGGTTCATCACCCAGATGGAAACTGTGCCAAGGGAGGCAAGGAGGGAGTTCTGGTTGGCCATGTTGGTGACCTTCCAGTAAGATTGTGAAATGAAAGGGATGGTGAAATCAAGAGTAGAAGAGGAATTGATGTCCCACACAGTGTAAGTACCGCGTAGGGCTTGCTGAAGAGAAGTAGGTGGGGTGGCTGCAGCAGGAGTGAAGCAAATAGCAAGGCGCCCAAAGTGCTGGGCAGATCCAGTGAAAAGGAGGGAAAGTTGGAGCTCTCCGCGCCATTGAGCGTAGAGATTAGTAACAAAAGGGATAGGTGTTCCAGTAGCAGCAAGAAGAACAGGTTCAATCACAGCCTCAGCAACTTTTTCACCCGTCGTCTCGGCCATTGTCCAAGTGTAGGACTCGAACAGACCGGGTCGATGGGCAAATTCAAGCCAATCAGTGACTTTGGCAGGCAGGTAGTCAACTGGTGGACGGAAAGACTCCATCGCGTAGATGGGAATTTCCTGACCAGCAACCACATTGCCAAAAGCTCCGGCTCCAGGAAGGGACCGGATTTTCCAATGTTGTTTTTGGACTTGTCTGAGACCATGAAAGGAGGTGTTGATAGGGGTGACATAGATGGAAACGGAGAGTGAAGTAGGTGAACCAGTGGGAACAGAAAGTGGAGTGAGGACCATTAGGTAGAAAGTCCAAGGGGCCCGGACACAAGTAGAGGAGTTCGGGGTTGGACCAATGTAGGGGACCTCTATTGAGGCAGTGTTGCCCTGATAGAGATTAAGGAGTGCATAAGGAAAAGTGAAGATGGCGTTTAGGCGGCCCTGGGCAAGCTCCCCGGCGCAGTACTCGGGGACCATGACCAGCGCCAAACACCCAGCATGGAATTGAGAACCGTTGACCACCACCTGCACACGCCATCCACAATTCCACATAGAGTGGGTATCATGCATGGCAGTCCAGGGACAGTCAGGATAGGCGTGAACAAAGGAGAAGGGAAGAGGATAGGCAGTAGCTGGGGAGTTGTCTTGAGTTCCCCAGTTGACAGGGTTAGAAACGGGGAAGGTAAGATTCTGAAGAGCAGAATATTGCATCCCGTTTGGTCCAGCCAAGTTCCACAGTTGTGGATTCTCGGTGGTCCATTCGAGAGAGTCCAGTAACCAAGTACGGTCACCGGACGGGCCAGGAACAGAAGGGGCATCTGGGTTAGGAAGTGGGACAGAAGGGGTGGGAGGGTAAGCACAGACCACGGGAGCGGTGGACCCCGTTGTGATCATAGCATTACCAGATTGGGTGGCAGAAGGGTTTAGAGCTATGAGGTTGGGGGAAGGACCAGGGCGAGCGCCTGAAAGCTTGCTCTTGATGGCAGAGGAAGCAAGTTTACCAGCACCCTCAATACCGTCGAGTGCTTTGTCGACTCCACGGCTGAGGGCTTTGGCAGCAGCAGGTTCCCACCAGTGGTTAAAGTTGTGGACTTTAACTTTGGAGGAGGTGGATTTGTCCTTGCTAGCGGTGGAAGACCCACCAGAGCGTCCAGCAAGGTCATCAGCAGAAGAAGAAACAGGACCGTCTCCGAGACCAGTGTTCACCGTGGGAGTCCAACCATTTGCACCCACGTCAGTAGTAACATTGTTATTACTTCCGTAGATGTTTGTGGTGGAGTTTCCTTGGCGCACGATCTGGCAAGGAGTAGTGAGGGAGAGGTCAGAAAAGTCAGAAAGATTGATTTTTCCAGCGAGAGATGCGGGAGGGGGATTTTCAGCAAAGAATTTGGAAAGGGGTCTCACCTGGGTTGGCCCAGGCAAGGAAGCGGATGCCAAGCGGTCAAGCCAGTTTTGCTCAGCATCAGTGGTAAAAGAGGGGGGTTCAGGATGGAGGATGTTGTCTGGCCATTCGGAATCTTCGAGGATGTCCTCGGGATCTTTCTGGACAGGCTTAGAAGGGTGAATGATAGATTGGTGGAAAGGACAGTCTTCAGCATACTCACAGGCCAGTGACATGAGGGTATCACCGTCCTCCGAGGGATGTTGACAATAGAGGCAGTTGTACCAGTGAGAGGGGCGGGGAAGGGGGAAGAGTCGGTGTTGCTCGTTGATGTAACAAGCATCCAACTCCTCCATGGCTGTGATGTAAGACAGCCGGGAATTCTCCCTAGGATGCCAAGCGACGGGGTGTCGCCTGATCCTCCGGGAGAGCTTGTGGGTAAGGATTGGGGCAAAGACGGAGTCAGAAACCAGAATTGAAGAAGCCATGTGTCTTGTCAACTGACTTTAACCCATGAGTCGGCCAGCCGCGACTCTATCAAGCAGTACATGGTCAAGCGTGGATTCCCAGCCACGCAACCACAGTGCACTTCAGAGGTCAGAGAAATCTCGATGACTTGATTCACGGGTGAGCAATGCTATGCCCGTGGTGACCGAAGTCACATGCACCGCAGTCCATGCTCTACTCATGGGCGAGCCTGTTGTAGGCATCTCCTATCCCATTACTCAGCACGCGGACACGCACCTTTGTCGGGTAGGAGTTTGGTAGCCTGCAACACACTTGTGCTTTTTCCGCCAGGCACCACCGGCAATCCGAGAAGGGAGAAGCAAGTAGGAGGTCAAGTAGGCATTCTGAGGTCAAAATCCAAAGGAATCAGTCAGTGGGGTGTGGGTAGGGTTAATCAAGGGTGAGGGTAATTGGAATAAGGGGTGAACAGGGATGGGAAGCCCTGTTATGTTCCTCCAAACCAGTCCCGAAGGAGTGGAGTGAAGTAACGGTGGCCCGGGCGGGTGGCCACCGGTAAAGAGGGTGAGTGGGCCGAGGCCGCCCCACCCCCTTTTCAAA